GAAACTTTTGAAAAAGAGATTGTTGAATCATTCCTTGATAATGCAACTTATACTTCATTCGGATTTGCTGTCGTACCGCTAGCAAATGCAAGTAAGGATAAAGCAGCCCATACTTCTCAGTACAGGGATGCACAAACCCCTTGGATTATCGCACAGAATACTGGACTTGCTATAAACTACAATCCAGCAAATATGGATAAGTTATTCAAGTTTGTATCTTTGAACGGCCAAGGTGAATGGGCTAACACTAACATCAAAGTTTCTATCGAAAATATAAGATACCCAACAAATCTTAATAATCAATATGGAAGTTTTGATGTTGTTATAAGACAAGCATCAGATACAGACGCTAAGCCTGTAGTACTAGAAAGATTTGCAAATGTTAATCTAAACCCATTATCGGTAGATTACATTTCTAATAGAATTGGCGATCAGTACGTTGAATACGATGAATTATCTAATCAAATGAGGACTTACGGATCAAGACCCAATAAGTCTAGATTAGTAAGAGTCGTTGCTTCAGAAAAAGTTGAAAGAGCAACAGTTGCCGCTTCAACTCTTCCATTCGGTTTCCACGGCTATCCAAAACTTAAATCAGTTACAGGACTCAGTGGTTCGGAACGTTTGGCAACCTCAACAAATTTGAGCAACACTGTGTTTGGATATGCAGGGTATCTAAGTGGAACGCTAGGTGAGATTGTTTCTTCGTCAACAGGCGCTTCGTTTAAATACGGGTTAAAATTCCCAGGATTACCACTACGTTCGACCGGATCAGATGGCGGTACCGCTGTTAAATCAGCTTATTTCGGCTTTGATAGTTCAAAGCTTCGTACAAATCCAATAGTAAATCCTGGCTTGATTGATTACACAAGATTTATTGGTAGCATTGTTTCCTCTTGGACAGACGATTTTGGTTCGGATGCAGATGCTACAAGCTATGGTCCTATAGAATATGATTATGGTTTCTCATTAGATGAATTGGCAGTTGTTACTGGTTCCAATTACGACTTCTCCACTTCACCATCCATAAGAGTTTCGAATCTTGTTTGGCTTTCCGGTTCAGCAAAGAGTGTCAGCACAAATCCAAATCTTGTTGCTTTTAACTCTATTGCTTCCGCTTCTAACTGGGATGGTGCTGCACTAGGGCAATACTTGCCATTGACTGCAAGTTATCAAAGTATCTTGAAAGCTGGCGTCAGAGGATTCAGCGTCCCAATGTTTGGCGGTTTTGACGGTTTCAATATCTTCGAAAGAGAACCACTCAGAAACAAGATTGCCGATCAAAGCGGTGACACTGATGAAACAAACTATGTTTTGTTCACTTATGACAGAGCCTTAAATATTCTCTCAGATCCAGAATTAGTAGAATTCAATCTTCTATCAGTTCCTGGTTTGACAAGCAGAACCAAAACAGACAAGATGGTCTCTATTTGCGAATCCAGAGGCGATGCTATGGCAGTTATCGATGTTGCTGGTGGGTATATTCCAATGCAAGAACAAGCACAAACTCTAAGAGAGAGAGCTGGTAATTTGGCACTCTTCTTAACAAATGTTGACGATAGAAACTTTAACTCAACTTATGCTTCTTGCTACTATCCTTGGGTTACAATCCGCGATACTGTTGCTGATGCTTATGTTAACGTTCCTCCTTCTGTTGTTGCTCTAGGCGTTATGGCAAATACTGAAAGATTGAATGATGTTTGGTTCGCTCCAGCAGGATTCAATCGCGGTGGATTGTCCGGCGGCGCGGCTGGACTACAAGTAACGGCTGTCGAAACCAAACTAAGCTCCAAAGATAGAGATGACTTGTACGCTAGAGGTATCAACCCTATAGCAAGTTTCCCATCAGAGGGTATCGTAGTCTTTGGACAAAAGACTCTACAAAACCCAGCAAACTCTGCTCTATCAAGAATCAATGTCCGCAGACTAATGATCTACTTGAAGAAAGGTATTTCACAAATTGCTTCAACTATATTGTTCGAACAAAACGTTCAAGCAACTTGGAATGACTTTACAGCCAGAGCCGAAGCGTTCTTAACAAATGTTAAGGTAAGGTTTGGTGTTGATGACTTCAAAGTTCTTCTAGATGAAACAACCACAACCCCAGATTTGGTTGACAGAAATACTCTCTATGCCAAAATTTATGTCAAGCCAACAAGATCAATCGAATACATCGCACTAGATTTCATAATCACAAGATCTGGCGCTTCTTTTGATGACTGATATAAAATAACTGACTAGTTAATGATATAACAAACTTAATAGGAGAATATAAATGGCTTTCTGGACAGAACTAAATCCATCCACTTCCGATCCAAAACGTAACTTTAGATTTAGGGTTTCGTTTGCTGGAACCTCGCAGTTTACAGCCGGTGACAGTTCTGGAATTTGGTATGCTAAAAAGGTTTCACAACCTTCAATTACAGTTAGTGATGGTGGAAAACACGAATTTTTGATTCACACTTTTTATTGGCCAGGTAAAGTTACTTGGAATGAAATAGAAATGACTCTTGTTGATCCAGTGACCCCACACGCTTCGAAGAACTTCCTTAAAGCCATTTCGGACTCTGGTTTCGTAATGCCAGGAAATACTGCCCAAAATAACGCATTCAAATCTGTATCAAAGTCTTCTGCTGCTGTTAACCTTGGAACGGTTTTGATTGAACAAATCGATAACGATGGTAACGCTATTCACAAATGGACATTGCAACACGCTTGGGCCAAAGAAATAAGTTTTTCAACCCTCGACTATGGTTCGGAAGACTTATCAGAAATAACATTAAAACTTAGATACGATTGGGCTGAGTTTACTTCTTATGCCAATGGTCAGGAGGATGCAAAATTGTTTACTCCTGGTGGCACTACCTGATAGAAATTATAAAACGTTTCTATTTATTATATGACCACAAAAGCAGCTTTTTCTTTTAAACCGTTTTGGTTTGGAAGCGCAGAAAATCTCTACGATCCTAAAAAACAAAATCTCTTCTTGTTGCAGATCGGCGGGCGTCGTGCAAGCTGCGGCACTGGCTTCGCTATGATCGATGAGAGAACCGGACAATGTTTTCAGACCGATGCTTACGATGAAGATACGCACGGCCAAGTCTGGTATGCTAAATCTGTTTCAAAACCGAAAATATCTTTTGGCCCAGGCTCAAGCCCAATCAATGACAAGGTTGCTTGGGGCACCCCTTTCAAACTAAAAGATAAAAATGATGTAACTATGAATCCTATCAATATTACGTTGATAGATCCAACTTATCCTAATGCAACAAGAAAGTTGTTAAGAATCTTAAGAAGATCTGGATATGGAGATATATTTCAGACAAATCCAGAACCTGTTTATAACTTCAACAAACATATCGATATCCTTGGTTCAGTTTATATTTATCAATTAATAAACCTTCCTTATAGACAAGGAGGTCCCAGCAGAAATGAATTATATGTAGCTGAAACTTGGGAGCTACTTGGTGCCCACATAACCGAAATGGACTTTGGCACACTTGATTATAGCTCAGATCAGTTATTAGAAATCAAAATGACAATAGACTATATTTCCTTCAGAGCTACAACTTGGGAAATAGAAGACGGAAAAGAAATAATGTTTGAATATAACAAAGAAGCTCCAGGCATAGTAAAAAAGGTTTTGGCTGCAAATCCTAAAGAAGCAGGAGATACAGAATCTAAACTTGCCAAAAGTTTAATGCCGCGTTAAATTGAATAATAAAATAAATACTAATAGAGAGGTTTTATGAGAAACAATAGAGATAGAGTGCTTGGTACAAAGAAAAAGCCAGGAATTGAAGACGGTTCATCAGTTGCGGCAGCAGCACAACAAAGCAACGTTGAACAAGCACAGATGATATCAAATAAGCAATCGTTCGATTTCCCATCGCCATCAGAGTTGGTGAGATTACCATCCGGCGGTGAGTTTTACCCCCCTGAACATCCACTGCATAATGTTGAGACTATTGAAATTAGATTTATGACAGCCAAAGATGAAGACATATTAACAAATAAGACTTTCATCAAAGAGAACTTGGTTGTAGATAAGCTGCTACAAAGTCTTATTGTAGATAAGAGGATAGACCCAAAAACACTTTTAAGTGGCGATAGAAATGCTATTCTTTTGGCTTCAAGAGTATCTGCTTTTGGTTCTGATTACAAAGTGAAGATCACCTGTCCTTCTTGTTACAAACAAGGAGAGCAGATATTCGATCTTTCTCTAGTTGAGCATAAAGAACAATGTGACTTGGAGCAAGAAGAAATTTTATTGACAGATGAAAATCATTTCGAAGTTACTCTTCCAAGGACAAAGGCCAAGTTTAAGTTTAAACTCCTTAACGGTCAAGACGACTTCGATATTCTAGATACAATTAATAAAAGAGAAAAGAAAGGATATCCCAGGAACGCAACAGTTACAAGTTTGGATTTTATGACAGTCTCTGTCAACGGTAGTACCAGTAGAGCAAATATTTACCCGTTCCTTGAAAATCTTCCTACATATGACGCAAGATTTATTAGAGAAGTATACTCAAAAGTAGCACCTGATATCGAGATGAAACAAGCGTTTAGTTGCCCGAATTGTAATCACGAACAGGAGGTCGATATCCCGATTACGGTAGACTTCTTTTGGTCTTGATGACGCCTATATACGCGGAGTTTACGAAGAGATTTTTAGCTTAAAATACCACGGCAGTTTCTCTTTGATTGAAGCTTATAATTTGCCAGTCCAATTAAGGCGATGGTTTATATCAAGATTAACTCAAGAGATTGAAAAAGAAGCTGAAGAAATAGAAAAAGCAAAAACAAAGAATGGAAAGTCTAGTTCTAGAATGTGAGCTAGACTTTTTTTTTACACTATTTATATTGAGGAACTTTAATGTCAAACCGAAAAGAAGTAATTATCGATTTGGAATTTGTTAAGAGAAAAACACTTAATGAGGGCCTTTTGGGTTTCTTTGGTGATTTATTGAAATACACATTATTTCAAATATTCGGCTCGGATACAGCTATCCCTGTTAAAGTAATAGGCAAGGAATCCGATGTAAAGTCTTTTGCCAAAGCTTTTAGTTCAGAAGAGGCGTATATAAGGGCAGTCAAAAAGTATGGTCTTCACAAAAAAGAGACATATAATAAAAAAGAAACACTTGATAAAGCTGTTTCTGAGTTTGAAAAAGGCACTGGAATAAAGTGGCCATTTAAATAGTGGAGAAAATAAATGGCCGAACCTAGAGAATATCAATTAATATTAGATTTGTTGGGTAAACAACTTAAACAAGAACAGCAGATTAATGATGAAATAAAGAGTAGAATTACTCTTAGTGACGAACAAGCAAAGGCTTATGGGAAACTTATCGCTTCTCTTGAGGAAGAGATAAGTATGCTTAAAACCTTAAATTCTGCCAAAGCAGCGGGATCTAAGATTGCTGATCAAGAATTAAAGGTAAGAAATAAACAACTAGAATTAGAAGTTGATAACTTAGCTTTACTAGAGAAGAGCATTGAACTTCTAGGAATAGAAGAAGAACGAAAGCAAGAAATATTATCAGCACAAATGCAAATTGTAGAAGCTATAGAAGAAACTAATAATGCTTTTGCCAATGGTGTTGAGCAAGGTAAAAAGTTAAGCGCTTTGTTTGGCAAAGATTCTTCATTTGTTAAAACAATTGATAATTTAAGAAACTTTGGTCAATTTTTTGATGGATTCAAAAAAGGTGTCGGTGATCTATTTTCGATTTCTACTATCGGAGCCGTAACGGCTGCTACTGGGTTTACTATGTTATCCAAAAGCGTTTCAGAATCTACTCGTATGTTTGAATCGTTTTTAAGCGCGCAAAAAGAAATAACCGCAGCATACGGATACATTAACGTTCAGGCATTAGATAATATAAATGGAATAAACTCTAGTGGAAAAGCTTTGATTACCTATTCTGAGGCTGCAAAAGCTGTAACTGCTGTTGCAGATACTTATGCTACGTCAACTGAAGCCATTGAATATGGTTCTATAAGAAGCGCAGCGGCTCTTGAAAAATTTGGTATGTCTATGTCGGATCTCACAAAAAGAGCCATCATTTTAAGTTCGACAATAGAAGGTAGCAGTGTGCAATCAAATATAAGATTACAAACCGGAATAATAAGTCTGGCTAAACAAACTAATCTAGCCTCCAAAACATTGTACAAAGATTTTGGTGACGCTTTGGAGGTTATGATAACAAATGGCGCAAATGTTGAAGAGCAATTTGTTTCTTTAACTGGGGTAATATCAGGCTTTAAGATGTCAGCCAGCGAGATAATTTCTATAACAGATAAGTTTGATACGTTCGATTCGGCAGCACAGAGCGTCGGCAAATTAAACGCATTATTAGGTGGCCAGTTTTTAAGTGCTATAGAAATGATCGAAACAACAGATCCGGCTCAGAGATTTTTAAAGATTTCTGATGCTCTAAAGGAAACTGGAAAGTCTTTTGATCAAATGGAATATTATGAGAAGAAAGCAATCGCTGGAGCTTTAGGACTTGAAAGAGTATCACAATTGGCACTGATAATGTCAGGTGATGTGAAACAACTCGGTGAAGGGTTCAATATGACTGCGGCAAGCGCAGCCGAATTAGAAGAAGCAATGGCCAAGGGACAAACAGTAGCAGAGAAATTTCAAAAAATATTTCTTGCTGCTGAGCCTTTTGTTACTTCTTTTCTAAATGGTGTTATAGGGATATTAGATAGTCTTGGAGAATTTGGTACAACAGCTTTCCTAACTATAACAGGCGTTATGGTGCTTGTTGGAGGCGTGGCCTCTGCGATGCGAAATACAGCAACCCTAACATATGATGTGGCCAGAGCTTTGTCAGTAGTAAGACAGGAAGGACTGAAAAAAGGTCTTGCCTCTCTCGCTGGTGCCGAAGGAGCAGCACCAGCAGCAGCCGCAACTGCTGCTGCTGGTGGAACTGGTGCTGTAGCGACAAGTGTTAGCGCAGCGAGTTATACCGCTTTAAATGCAGAAGTAGCATTACTTAATACAAACCTTGGAGTTTTGACCACGACACTTGCGACTGTTGATGTAGCATTACAAACACAAGTTGGATTTTTAGGTGAAGCAACTTTAGCTTATAAAGCTATGGCGGCTGCGGCTGCTGAAGCGTCTGCTGCTACCGGTGGTGGCTCATTGGCACCGGCTGGAGCGGCAAAAGGCGGATTTGTTGGAGCTATGGCAACATTTACCGAAGCTATGATAGCAGCCGCTCCAGGACTTGTTCTTTTTACAACGGGCTTATTGGGAGTTGGGCTAGGTATCGCAGCGATTGGTGGTGGTATTTATGTCATTGGTCTTGGACTTCAAGCTGGTGTTTCTGCTATCGTAGATTTGGTTGGTCTTGGAACAGATATTCTTACAAGCGCTGGTTCGTTTGCTGCTCTTGCTGCTTCTCTGGGTCTTGTAGCGACGGCAATGGGTACTGTTGTAGCCAGTGCTGTTGTAGGTGTTCCTGTCTTAAAAGGCTTGTTTTCTGCGGCTACAGAATACGAAAACGCGGTCGCCGCATCAGCGGCTGTATCGGTTCCGCAAAGTGCTGGCCCAGTGGTACAAACAACAACACCCACTGGCGGTTCAGCCGCTACCGTTGGCACTGGAGGAGTTGCTGGTGGTGCTGGAAATGTTGTTATACAGTCTAATCTTATTTTAGATGGCAGAGTTCTCGCAACAGCCGTAAATGACATAAAGCTTGAAGCGGGATCCAATATGACAACCTCTGTTCTGCAAACAGTAGGAGGAACAAGATAATGAGCAATCCTTATGAATTTAAATTCTATTATGCTAGTCAAAGAAGTGACAACCCAATAGCTATTTTTAGCAATATTATATTAACTGAATTTAATGACGGAATAGATTCGACAATTAATAACTCATCTGTATTCGGTCGTACAGATCCGATTTATGTCTTTGGTGGAAACAAGAGAACAATTAGTCTAAGTTTTATAAATCTTTCTTCAACATTAGAAATGATAGATAACTTAGCAGTTGCGCTATATCCTACCTATAAAACATCAGATATATCACAACAAAAGGTATTGTTTTCTCCACCAATATTAATTGCTGATTTTGGCGGGCTTGTTAATTACCCTGTATTTGGATACTTGAATGGATTAAAAAGATCTTGGTCAAGCCCATCTGATTTATCAAATACTCCCGTTCTAAGAAAAGCAGAAGGAAGTGGTCAATACGATTACTTAAGTCCAAGATTTAGTGAAGTTTCACTAACTTTTAACGTTATACACAGCAAAGCAATAGGATACGATTATGACGACAATAAATTCAAAGGCGATGCATTTTTAGGTTCTAACAAACCTGGAATTGGAGGATCGTCGGGTGGTGGAGGATCCCCTGGGGATTCTGGTGATTAACTAACAGGAGAAACTTTATATGCCTCGCTATACGAATCATAAAGAGATTGACAACTCTTTAAGCTTCTATGATAAACAATTTGAAGCTAGAGATGTAAAAAAAATAATTCATTATAGACCAAAGCCATACTTGAATTTTGATAGAGAATTTATTTTAAGTCTATCTTTTGTTGAACAAGTATGGCAGTATAATACAAAAATGTATAAGCTAGCTTTTGAGTTTTATTCTGATCAAAATCTGTGGTGGATAATTGCTGCCGTTAACAAAAAGCCAACTGATGCCCACTGGAAACCTGGTGAGATTGTATATATACCAACAGACCCAAATAAAATAATTATTAAAGCAAATTCTACAGATTCAACATTTTAATATTCGAAAGATATAGGGAGTTTAAATGTCAGTCGGTGATAGTTCAGGTGGAACTTCTACAAATAAAAATAATAACCCAGAAGCAAATACTAGCGGCTCTGGTAATGTATATTATAGAACTGAAGCAGATACGGGAAAAGTAGCTAAGTTCTTTAAACCAGA